CACGACTAGCTGATACCCCAGTTGATCGTTGGGATTCAGCTTATGCTATGCCAACAGAACCTGCCGTTATTCAAGTACAAACTATTACAATAGGTGGGCAAGTACAGACTTATGATATTTATGAAAAATACATATACATAAATGCCAGTGAAAACGATGAAGTTGTATTAAATTACATATACAGAGTTGACACACAATATTGGACACCAGCTTTCACCCTTTGGGTTATATATCGACTTGCATCAGTTTTGGCTTTGTCAGTTACACGAAAAGCAGACATTGCCAAATCATATAGAGAAATGGCAGACCTACAATTTCGTAGAGCCAAGGCTAGAGATGCACAGCAAGTTACAACCCAACAAGTTGCATTAAGTAGATACCATAGAATTAGATTAGGTTCTGGAATCTTTGCACAGATTGAAGGGACAGCCGAAAGTTGAATGAATGGCATTATTAAGACAATTTACTACAAATTTTTCATCAGGGGAGTTATCCCCTCTTTTGTCATCTAGGGTTGATGCCGATGCTTATCGTAATGGAGCATACAGACTACGTAACGTAAGGTTAAAGGCTCAGGGTGGTTGCACTAGGCGACCAGGGCTTAGATACCTTCAGACCCTTGCAAATGAGTCTTATCAGACAGAAGCTTACGTGTATGACGAAGATGAAGCCTATTTACTTCTATTTAGCAATACAAAACTAAGAATTGTAGATATTTCTAATCCAACGGCAATATTGCAGACAATAACAAGTTGTCCGTGGGCAACGGCTCAGATTGGATCGTTAGTTGTAAGCCAAAGTGGTGATACAATGTTTGTGACACACCCCAACATGGCTATGCAAAAGATAACTAGAACCAGTTCGACAAACTTTGCTATATCTGCATATGCTTTTGATGAATCTGCTGGTCTTGGCTTTCAACCTTATTATAAGTTTGCATCAAGTGCCACGACTATAACCCCAAGTGCTACTAGTGGATCGGTAACATTAACGGCAAGTGCCGATGCATTTACATCAGCTTATGTAGGTCTTTATATACGTCTTGTAGATTCAGCTTCATTAGTACGTCATGCTAAGATAACTGGTTATACAAATGCCACAACAGTAACGGCTACTTTGTCAGGTGCATTGGCAAATACAAATGCTATAACAGATTGGCAAGAGCCAGTATTTTCAAGCATACGTGGATATGCCAGAACAGTTACATTCCACGATCAAAGATTAATATTTGGTGGTAGTCGTGATCTGCCTAACTTTTTATTTATGTCAAAGATTGGTGAGTTTACAAACTTTGATGTAGGTACTGGTGCTGACGATAACTCTATTCAGATACAAATAGCAGAAGCACAAGTATCAGAAATCAAAGCTATGAAGTCATTTAGATTCTTAACTATATATACTTCAGAGCAAGAATTATATATTCCAACATCTGAGAATAAGCCCCTAACCCCTTCTACTATAACAGTAAAAAAGCAAACTAGCTTTGGATCAGGTTCAGTTCAGCCACAAGAGTTTGATGGTGCAGTCGTATTCTTAACAAAGTCAAAAGGTGCTATTCGTGAGTTTATATTTTCTGATATATCACAAGCTTACAATTCAGATTCGATAACATTATTATCAGAACATATAATTGGCACGCCTATAGCTATTGAAGCTCAACGTGAATCTTCAGACCAAATGGAAGGTTATTTATACTTACTGAACTCAGATGGTCATATGCCCGTATTTATGTCTATTAGAAAAGAGAAAGTACAAGGCTGGGTTAGATACGATACGACTGGTAACTTTAAGAATATAACCAACGTAAACAGACAGATATATGCAGTTGTAGAACGTACAATTAATAGTGCCACAGTTACTAGCCTAGAGTTATTTCAAAACAGTTATTATACAGATATGGCATCTCAGCAAACTGCAAGTGCAACGGCTACTTGGACTGTAGCTCATTTGCCTAATACACAAGTCCAAGTTAGATCAGGTAATTATTCCCTGGGAACATTTACTACAAATGGTAGTGGTCAGCTTACATTAGATCAAGCCGTTACCTCAGTTGAAATAGGTTTGGCTTATACGCCTGAGATAACAACCCTTCCTCCTGAAATGCAATTACCAGATGGTGTAAGTGTAGGTCAGAAAGGTAGAATAGTCAGAGCAGTTCTTGATTTAGTATCTACACTTAATGTGAAAGCTGGAGGTACAAGAATTCTGTTAAGAAATGTAACAGATGATTTTTCACAAGAGCCAACTGCTTTAACACAAAGAAAAGAGGTTTATCTGCTGGGTTGGTCTAAAGAAGGCAGAGTAACGATAACACAAGAGGAGCCATTACCAATGACGTTAAATGGCATATTACTAGAGGTGGAAGTCTAATGGGTACAGCAACTATGGCAATCGTATCGGCTGGTATGGCATTGAAACAAGGTCAAATGGCAAAACAAGCTTATGCCAATGATGCTCAAGCTTCGATAGAAAACGCAGAACAAGTTGAAATGAAAGCTCAACAAGATGAAATAGAAAGAAAAAACCAGTTAAGTGAAAATCTTTCTTCAATGAACAGTATGTTTGCTGGTGCTGGAGTGTCAGTTTCTGGTGGCTCTGTAAGCAATATACGTAGAAATGAGATGAAACTTGCTAAAGCAGATGTGAAAACAATTCAATATATGGGTTCATCACAAAGTAGACAATTTAAATTAGGTGCTAAATCTAAGAAATTACAAGGTAAAGCTGCACAACTAGGTTCATATGCAAAAGCTGGTGGCTCTATAGGTGGCGTTGATAATTTTGGTAAAACTTTAAAAAGTGAGTGGAGTTAATGGCATTTAAAAGAACGACACAAAGACAATCTTTTGTTAAGCCAGTTCAAAATGCACCTTCTAGTGGTGACATGGCTATGTCAAATATGTTTGGTGATGTATCTAACTTGCTTGGAAATTTAAGTAAACAACAACAAGTAAAAGACAAAAAAGAATTTGCTAACGATGAATTGTGGAGAGCATACAAAGAAGCTCCCGTTGCTACAACTAGTAAAGATGGAGTTTTAACACCAACATTTACTGGTCCTTTAGTAGATTATGCTAAGAACTTTAGTACAGTTCCAGGTGCAAGTACTGCTTTTTTTAAAATGGTATCAAGCACTGTTACTTCGCAAATTACAAATGACATAACGGCTAAATCTAAAGATATATTTACTAATTCTCCATATGATAAAAAAGGTTTGGAAGAATTAAGAATTCATGTAAATGGGGTTAAAAGTGTTTGGAAAGATAGCCCTTCAATCCAATCGGCTATTGATAATCAGTATGATTTATCTAGAAAAACTTTAGAAACAAATATTAATAATAACATTGCTGACAGAGCTTTTGATCAGAACAAACAAGAATCTATAAAATCTATAACCATTGCTTCAGAACAATTAAACAATTTAGCTTATCATAATAAAACTGCTGACAATGACGACACGGCTAAAGAATTAACTAAAAAAATTAGTGAAGAATTATCAGTTTTAAAAGTAAATCCTAAGAATAAATCTGGTGACATTGAAAAATTACAAGCCGATATGATTAGTAGTTTTACTGACAGTTATTATAAAGGAATTGCAGACAGAAAATACATTGAAGCAGAAACTGATGAGGATATAGGAACAACTGGTTTAGATTCATTAAATAAATTTAAATTAGAAGTGCAAAATTATGATGGCAAAAAACCTCTGCCTTTTGGCATGACAAAAGATGGCGTTCTTGCATCGATACAAAAAGTTATTAATGAACGTGTCAATATGTCAAATATGAATTACACGCAAGATAAAAGACAAGACGCAACTACAGTTGGTAAATATGCAGATATAATTGCAAAAACTAATGATAAAAATAAATTAGAAGTACTTGAAAAAGAAATACTTAGGACCAAGTTTAATTTCTCAGGAAATACTGGGGCTTTGCTCAAAAGCATTAAAGTTAGAAAAGGCGAAATTATTACTGATGATAATTTTGTAGATAAAAGTGTAATAGATCAATTTAACACAGACATAGAATTAATAGCTAGAAACAAAAAAGCTAAACATTCTACATATGAAAAAATGTTAAAGATGTTCAATGATAATGAATTGCCTATTGGCATTAGTCCTAAATTTGTGCAAGCAGATGACAGACGAAACAAACTTAGAAGCAAGCTAAGTATTTTAGATACTGAAGTATTACTTGAAGAAAAGTTTAATAATATAAGTGAGCATAACACTCCAGAAAAAATGGAGCAAATTATTAAAGAAATGCCAAGTAATTTGCCTTCAGAAACTAACAAAGCCTTAATAGTTGCTTCACAGAATAAATTAAGAACAAGGTTAAAGACATACGTTGTTAATTACGAAAAAATGATACAGAAGAAAAATAAAATTCTTAACATAAATGGTACTGTTAGTAATGGGGGTGTATTGGAATCTTCTGATGTCGAAATGTTATATAATGATTGGACTAATGAAGAAGGAATGGATTTTAGTAAAGATGAAGATATAGATTCGTTTTTAGGATTTGTATTAAAGTACAAGCATTTTCCATCTGTAGCATCTACAAAATTTAATGGCATTTTACTATCAGGTAATGAAAAAGAAATAATGAAAGTTGAGAAGATGATAATGGCTTCTCATAGAATGTTAACTATAGGAGAAGGTGCATTAAGTTCTAGAGCTGCAAAAGAAAGAATTTTTACACAATTACAAAGTGGAGATTCTAACTCAGATAGATCAGGTCGTGTAAGAGCTTTTCTAGAAGCTAGATTTGCTGAAGTACCATTAGAAACGGCTATTGAACTTACAAAAGATGGTAAAATATCAAGTGGTAATTCAAAACTTAAAGGCATGGCGACTGTAGGAACACTTGAGTCAGCTAATAAAGAAGATGTT